CTACGACAGATGATATTGTTAGGATCACCTTTGTATTTCTTGGGATAAGATGGTTTATATCTACTTTTGATACTTTCTCCCATACATAATATATAAGGTCAAAAAGTATTTATAGATGCCTTCCTCCAAGAATATTCAGGACATTAAAACAAATTTACTTCATCCGGCACTTACCTCTTTTTTTGAAGTTGAAATTCCAAAACCATCTGGTTTAACCGGTCGTTATCTGGCACAAAATGGAATAACAAATTTTAATCAATCTAAATTAAACTTATTGTGTTCTGAGGCAGTGCTTCCAGGATCTCAACTTGCAACTCATGATATAACTGGTGATTATCACGGATCCACTCATAGACATGCGTATAGGCGGCAATTTGATGATACTCTCGCTTTAACTTTTTATGTTGATGCTGAAAATTATTTGCCGATTAGATATTTTGAAACTTGGATAAAATATACTGCAGGGGAACAAATTGCATCTCAACCCAGCGAGGCAGATATTAAGAATGGAGAGAAAGGTCGTCCTGGAGTCGCGGATCGACAGTATTTTTATAGAATGAATTATCCAACGAGTTATATCTGCAATGAAGGACTTAAAGTGACTAAATTTGAAAGAAGTCATGGATCAGGAACAAAAGACGCACAACAAAGAGAGTTAACGTATCAATTTGTAAATTGTTTTCCTACATCAATTAACTCAATGGCAGTATCATATGATACCTCTTCATTATTAAAGTGTTCAGTTTCTCTTTCATATGTTAGATATTTTATTGATCCAAAAGGTTCTACAGAGCAAGCGGAACCTAGAGCAGATGCCAACACTTCTGCATTTAACACACCACTCACTGCACAGCAACAGGCAGCTGTAAATGCCGCTTATACTCAAAAATCTGATTTAGGACTTAATATTCCACCAATCACAACTGGTGGATTTCCCACTTCAACAGCGAACTCTAGTGGTAATAGCCTTAGTGTCCAAGATGCATACTCTGGTAACTTTATTCTAAACCGATAATAAATAATCACACTGAAATACTCTATAAGACATCATGCCATTACCTAAGATTTCTACACCAACTTATGAACTTGAGTTGCCATCGTCAGGACAATCAATTAAATACAGACCATTTCTAGTTAAAGAAGAAAAACTTCTAGTAATTGCTTTAGAAAGTGAAGACACAAAGCAAATTACTAATGCTATTAAGGCTGTCATCAAAAATTGTATTCATACAAAAGATATTAAAGTAGAGACTTTACCAACTTTTGATATTGAATTTTTGTTCCTTAATATTCGTGGCAAATCTGTTGGAGAACAGGTTGATGTTAATATCATCTGTCCAGACGACAATGAAACTAATGTTTCCGTAAGCATTAATCTTGATGATATTAAGGTACAAAAAAATGAGGAACATACAAATAAAATTCAAGTAGATCCAAAAATCATGATGGAGATGAAATATCCATCACTTGAACAATTTATTAAAAATAATTTTGACTTTAATAATGAAAATCAAATGGAGCAATCTTTTGAACTAATTGCATCTTGTATTGATAAAATTTACACTGAAGATGAGGTTTGGTCTGCTGCTGATGTAACGAAAAAAGAAGTTGTTGAATTTTTAGAATCAATGAACTCTTCTCAATTTAAGGATATTGAGAAGTTCTTTGAAACAATGCCTAAACTTTCACATAAAATACAAATTAAAAATCCAAAAACTGAGGTTGAAAGTGAAGTTGTCCTAGAAGGGTTAGCATCTTTTTTCGCATAGCCATGGTCCATATGGACTTAGAGAATTATTATAAATTGAATTTTGCTTTGATACAATACCATAAATATTCTTTATGGGAGATTGAGAATTTAATACCTTGGGAAAGAGATGTTTATGTTGGATTATTACAACAACATCTTGAGGAAGAACAATTGAAACAACAACAAAAATCTAGTTTCTAATGTAAGAATAAAATGGCAGTCGCAGATCCACAGAAATTAATGGGAGGTGCAAAGACAACCCAAACTCCTGTGGTTCAACCCCAACGGCAGTTGATTGCTGCACCTGCGGACACTGCTGCTCTTCAAGGTATTTCAAAGTCTCTTACGAATATTATCCAACTTCTTAACGAACAAAAATTACAGATTGCTGCAGAGGCAAATCAAGAAAGAAAAGATTTAGAAAATGCTAGAAGAAAGCAAATAGAACTTGGTTTAGAAAATAGTTTTAGCGCAGTCAAAAACGTTGCACAATCAGTTGTTGCGCCAGTAAAAAATATTCTTGATCAAATCATACAATTTTTTGTTACTTTATTTTTAGGAAAGGCATTATTAAATCTGATAGATTGGTTTTCTAATCCAGAAAATCAAGATAAAGTTCGCTCAATCGCTAGATTTCTTAAAGACTGGTGGCCCTCGCTTGTTGCTGGGTACATACTTTTTGGCACTGGATTTGGTAGAGTTGTCAGAAATCTTGCGGGTATTGGTTTAAGAGCAGTTGTCGCTCTTGGTGGCATAGCATTAAAAATTGGGGCTGCCATAGCAAACGCAGTTCGTCTTAAAAAAGCAGGAGCTGTAATGTCGGCTCTTGGTGGTGGAGGTGGATTTAAAGGTATTGCAGCAAGACTATTAACCGGTACTGCCCTTGTTGCTGGTGGAGCATTAATAGCAAAGAACATGATGGGTGGAGGAGAAGATGCTCCACAAGTATCGGTTCCAGAACCAGCGACCTTACCAACTGCAGAAGCATTTGGTGGTGGTCTTATTGATTTTAAGGCAATGCTTGCTGCCTCTGGTGGACAAGTTGATTCCAAACTAGGTATCTTTGCACAACTTTTTGGGTCTGGTGGGTTTGCAGGAATATTGAATAGTATCCCTGGAGTCGTATCTGGACCAAAAGGTATTGATAAAGTCCCTGCAATGCTTACTGATGGTGAGTTTGTGATGTCTCGTGGTGCTGTTCAGAAGTTTGGTGTGGGCACCTTAGAAGCGATGAATGCCTCTGGTGGAGGAACAAATAGACCCAAGATTGTTCAGAAAAGAATTTATGCTGAGGGTGGAGGTATGATAGGTAATGCGCCAGAAAAAGAAGGTTCTGCCTATCAAGATCCAATTGCCAATGATAATAAGAGATTATCTACAGACGAAAGATTTAAGAGAATTGAAGCTCAACTACAAGTTCAGAGAAAACTTTCATCTGGTGGAGGAGTACAAACCTCAGCTGGAATGGGATATGGAACAACTTATGGCGGAAGAAAATCTATTCTTGTTAGAAATGGTACACAAAGGTTAGGTGCAGGTTCTGGATACAATGCGGTTACAGTTCCAAAAATAAATGTTGGTGGCATGGAATACTTTGCCCAACAAAAAGGAAAAGACATAATTTATTCTTCTAACTTTGCTAGTGGATTGTCTGGGCAAGTTGATAAGTATGGAGCTAGAAGTAGAGGATATAGTGGTAAAGGTTCTGCTCTAGTTGGTGGATTTGGTCTTAAAGATTATGATAAGAAAAATCTTCCAAAGTCAAAAATCATGATGGGTCCTGATGGTCCATTTGTTGCTTATTTGAGTTTTAAAGGTGGTGAACCAACATACGAAAGAGCAACTCAGAGAAAGAAAGGTATGTTGGAGTCTCTGACTGATTTCTTTGATCCCAAGGGGGCAAAGGGAAGAGAAGAGACATTAAATGCAAGAACGATGCGTATGACTGCGATTGGTGATTTGGAGGACATGAGAAAGCGCGGGATGAAAGAGGAGAATATTAAAAAGATGATGAACGAACGTTTGGGTCCTAATGGATATTCCAGAGCGGTGAATGATGCTAAAGCAAAGTCTGTGAGAATAAAGAAGGAGCAAAGCGCATTATCTCCAGAACAAAAGAGAGCGGGGATGGATGCTAAGGTTAAAACAGCTAACCAAGAATTTATGAATAGAGGAGGACTTCTTGGTGGAGTTGGTAGAGGTCTTACCAGAATGTTTGGTACATATAAAGATATTGATAAAGTGAATGCTGCCGATAAAGCTTCTGAAGCTAGAATAAAACAATCAGAGGCATCTGCCATGGGAAAATATTATTCATCATCGGATGGTAAGTATTATGGAAATTATGCAGAAGCACAAAAAGCAAGAGCAGCAAGATTAGGAACAAATAAACCATCACGACAACCAATTACACCAACACCTAAACCTGCACCGAGGGTATACAATCCAGCTGGCGGTGGCATGGGGGGCAGAAGAGGATCTGGTAGAGGATCTAGAGGATCAACAACACCTGTTATACCTTCAGGTAAAGATAATAGGACAACTAAAAATCAGTTGAATATTAAATAATGGCAAAAATAATTTCTCCTCTTACTGGAACCTTACAATCTATTAAGAGCCAGTTTATTGGTAAGGAGAAAATAATTAAATCCACTTTGAATATTCAGAAAAAAAGAATTACTTTAAGACGATTTAACGCTGAGAGAGAAAGATTTATCAACTATGAAAATGTTTTAGAGCGACCATTAAATTCTTTGGGAAAAGGTGTAAAGAATATAAAGAGTGCTGTTAGTAAAAAACTGGGGTTTTTAGATGCAGTTAAAACTTTTATAGTTAAGGTTTTACTTGGTTTTATTGCTTTAAAACTATTAGATTATCTTCCGCAACTCATACAATTTGCAACTGGTGCATTAAAAGTTGGAAATTTTATCATTAATACCGCTGGGAACGTATTAAATGCACTGGTTACCTTTGTTGATTATGGATATAAAGCATATGATCATGCAAGAAAAATTGTAGGAAAAGTGGGTGGAGAAAAAGCAGTTGCAAGTTTAGATAAGGCAACTAGTGAAACCACTAAAGTAATGAATCAACTTTTCATTGCTGCAATGTTATTCAGTGATTTTAGTCCATTTTCAGGACTGGGAAGTGCTCCTGCAACTTTTAATAAAAGTGTTGATGCTATTAGAGATAAGGTGTCTGGCGAAGTTGCAGATGCTGCGGCAGATGTAGCGACAAAAACGGCAGGAAAACAGGCACTTGGTCCCTTAGCATCTGCTGGAATTATCATTGGTGCTGGATTGCTTTTCTCTGCTGCTGGTGAGGGTGTATTTCAGTTAACTAATTGGGCAAAGAGTCTAATGGGTTTTGGTCCAATAGCTCAATTTTTTAAAGTTCCATTGGGTATTTTAGAGGGAGTCGGAACTCTTTTTGATATTCTTGGTGCTCCTTTTAGGTATGGCATTGAGTTAATACGTGCTGGATTCATGAAAATGTTTAATATGAAAGATGGTTTAGAAAAACAAGCTAAGAATCTTGGTAAGTTTGATGCAAGAATAAGAGAAAATTTTAGAAGATTATCTGGAATTTTTGCCCCTGTTTTTAGTTTTTTTGGTCAAGAAGATACTGCTAAAAAATTATCAACTCCCGGGTCTTTTGGAAGTTTGTATGGCGAAAAAGCAGTTAAAGATATGGGATATAGT